TTTTGCTGACGGCGCTTGCCGTGGGTTTGCAAAGACGGCTGCTGTTGTCGGCGCTGAAAAGGGCGGGGAGCCAGGCCTCCCCGATGTTGTTCTCGGCGCCGAGGCCGACCTCTTGCTTGGAAAGCAGGAAAACCTTATCGACGACGCTCTCGGAACCGCCTCCGTCTACCGTTGCCTTTGCGACGGTGAGGGTGGTGTCGAGGAGGGCGGCTATCATGTCGGCCGAAAAGCCGGTGAGGAAGCCTGCTTGCCCGTCGTACTCGTTATAATTGCTCCACACGTTGGCGTTTGTGGGCGCTGCGTCGGCGCCGTGCTGCGCGACATACCATGGGAGGCCCGCCTTATTGAGCCATTGGCGGAGGTTTGAGATTGAATACCTGTTGTTGCCGTAGCTCCGGCGGTTGCTGTCGCTGTTACTCGCCTCGATGGCGTCGAAGCAGCAAACCTTGAGAATGTTCGCGGCGACGAGGGTGACGCTGTTGGCCGGGTATCCGGCGTGGTTCTTGTCGGCTATCTGCCAAATGATGGGGCTGCCGTAATAGGCCGTCCCCGTGTCCTTGACCTTGGCGCCGACGGCGAGGTTGCTAATCGGTTGAGACATCTTCGTTTTCGCTCCTTTCAAATATCGCGTTGAAAATGCGGTCGTATTTTTCGATGAGCGCGTGACAATCTCCGTGCGAGGCGTGAGCTCTCCAGCTTTGGTAGCTCTCGGTTATTTTCTCGCGGCTGATGGCCCCATGCTCATACATGGCCTTGTACTTTCGCAGCTTTCGCTTCATTCGCTCCCGGCTGGCCTTCCGAAGTTTCCGAACTACCTTCCCGGTGTCGGTGAGGTAACTGTGGAAGCCGAGGAAGTCGAGCCCGTTCCTCAAGGGGAATATCTGGGTCTTATCGTTGAGCTCGAGCCCGCGCTCCGCGAGGTGGGCCGCGATGGCCTCCCGGGCCGCCCGAAGGACGTCCTTGTTTTCGTGGATGAGATAAAAGTCGTCCATGTAGCGCCCGTAGTACCTTATTCGGAGGCCCTCTTTGACGAGGTGGTCGAGCTTGTTCAGATATAACAGAGCGTATATTTGGCTGCTCTGGTTCCCGATGGGTATGCCGACGTCGCCCGGGGTGCTGTCTATGATGGCGTCGAGCTCCTCTTGGCCGATGCCTTCGACCTCGAGAACTCCCTTCTTGACGGTGATGCTTACGGGCCTGCCGTCGTAGGTGCGTCCCGTGAGGTAGAGCCCGGGGCGGGCTGTGCAGGGGCAGGGTTCCCGGAGCTCTGTTATTATGTGCGGTATTAGGCAGGAAGCCGTCTCCTCGCTGCAAAGAACCGTCGCCGTCATGCTTCGATGAGCTTCGACGTCTGGTTCCAAACGCCGTCGATGACGGTGACGTTTGTGAGCGCCGCGAAGTCGGCCGCGAACGTGATGCCGCCGGTCATATCGCCGGAAACAAGGTCGTTTAGGAGGTCGAGGTTCGCGCCGTGGGCGTCAAGGATGTCCTGCAGGCCGACGATGTCGCTGATTTCGTGGCTGTGGCCGAGGAGCGCGTATCTGGCGAGGTCGTCCATCGTTGCAAATGCGTCCGGGTTGATGACCGCCGTGACGAGGGCGACGCTACTCACCACCACCACGAGGGTGAAAGAGGCGAGTTTATTCACGGGGTCGCCGTCCGGGCGTATCCATTCGGGGTGTTCCTGCAGGGATAGGTAACTGTAGAGGATTTCTCCCTCGTCGGGGTCTGTGGCGTATAAGCCCAGTTCCTTGACATTGAAGCCCTCCTCCACGCCGATGCTGGAGACCTGCACTACGACGGATGCCTCTCCCGCGCCGGGGTTGCTGATGGACGCTATCATGCCGTCCATCACATAGTGTCCGAGGTCGGTCATGCTCTCCGGGGTCTGGCCAGACGGTACGCTTCCGTCTCCGACCGTCGCTTTGGTGAACGTGAGCTCGCCTCCCGATGCCAGCAGCTTGCCGATGAGGGTGTTGCCCTTTGTCGTGATGTAGCTGCCGTCAGTATAGGTGCTTGGCATTGCGGTTCCTCCTTTTTAAGCTGGTTTTATCGTTACGGAGACCATTTCATAAGCCGCCGCATTGATATACTGCCGTTGGGTGAATGTCCTTTGTGGGTTCACGGGGCGTATTTTGACCTCCGTGTAGGACGATGTGCCCGTGTTGAAGAAGATGGGGTTGCGCTCTCGGTGGTACGACCTCAAAAAAAGCCGCATCCCCACGCCGGCCGCGACGATGCGCTTCATCACCTGCGCTATGAGTTCGGCGGTCTGGAGGCGTGTTGCGTCGAGAACGTCCTCGTCGATGTAGACCCACACTTTCGCCGGGTACACCTCGTCGAGGTCGACGAGCGCGGGGTCGATGTCGAACAGGGAGGCGGTGGCGTTGATGACCGTGTCGATGTCGCCGCCGGAAAGGAGGGAAATCATCTTGACCTTTATCAGCAGGCGGTAGAACGGGTCTGTGGAGCCGTTTCGCTTCACGCCGAAGTTCTCCCCGTACCTGTCGAGAACTGCGCCCTGTGCGTTGTCTATGTCGTCCCACAGGCGTGTTTTCTCGCTTTGGTCATGCACGAGTTCCAGCCCATAGGAGAACGTGGAGAAAAGCCTGCCGATGTTCGTTTCCATTGGCAGGCTGTGGGTCGCGTTACGCAGGTCTTTTCGGGAGTATCCGCTCGTGAGCATTTCGAGCATCGTGCGGAGGTATCCTTTACTCACTGATGCTCACCTTCTCTCCGTCGGTCACGGCTTTTTCCCGGCTGTCTATGGTGATGTTGTCCGTGCTGTAGGTGGTTCCGTCCTCTCCGATTTCGAGGTCGAAGTCAATCACGCCGGAAACCGTGTAGATGGCGGCCGGCAGGCGGTTGTAGTACACGTCTTCTCCGATGCCGAGACCTCCGTTCACGGTTCCTCCGAGGTAGTCGATGAGGGCTTGCTTGATTTGCGCTTCGCCGTCTGCGGGGAACGTGTCCTCGTCGGTCGTGAGGTTGGTTATCTTGATGTAAACCGAGACGGGGGTCGGTCTGGAGAACTTGATGTTGTAGGTCTGCCCTCCGGCAGAAATGACGGCGACGGTGGTGCTACCGTGGGTCTGGATGCCTGCCGCTTTGCGGCGGTATATCTGCTGGGCGATGTCTGCGTCCAGCCCTCCGTAGACCACAGCCTCGAAGCTGTGAGGCGGCAGTCCGTCTGCGTCTTCCTCGTCGGTGTCGTTCTCGTAGACGATTGCGCTGTACACGCTCTCGACGTTCTGGAGAATTTCACCTCTGATTGCGTCGGCGTTCACGCCACCAGCGTAGTCCACCGACTGGTAGTATCTCTCCCGGTACTCGTCGTCCGTCTCGACGTTCCGACCGCCGTCAAAGGCGGCGGGGTTTGTGACCCCTGTGATGCCCTCCATCGGGTTGACGATGGATGTGATGGTATTTGCCAGCGTGTTCCCATCGGGGCCAGCAAGAGCCGCCTGCGCGGGAACGAGGGCGCTCCCGTCTGCGATTACTCCGGCGGTTACGACGACGTATTGGGTTCCCGCCGTTGTGGAGGCGAGCCAGCCGACAGGCACCGTCGTTCCGTCCGTGCCGGATACCTGCAGGTACCCGGACGCTTTTTGTGCCGAAAGGAGGCGCAGTCCGATTGCCTTGCCGAGGTTGTAGAGGCTCGTTCCCACGGCTGTGTCGACGAAGCGGGAGTTATAAACGTCCTCGATGGTCGCAAAAAGTAGGTTGAGCGCCCATGCAAAAATACGCAGGAACAGTCCGAGCGGCGACCTTACCGTGAGGTTGGCGGTGCTGCCGAACAATTCCCGCGCCTTGTATTCGAGCGCGTCGAGCAGTTCTGCGTAGGTTGGGCGCCGGAACCCGCGGTCGGTCAGCCCCCATTCGTTTGTGTTTGCCATTAAACAGTCACCTCCGTGCTTATGGTCTGTCCGCTATAAAGAGTTCCCTTGAACGATGCCGCGATGCTTCTCCCTGCGATTTCTGCGGAGACGCTGTCGACCTGCGCCACATCCTGCTCTTGGAGGATTGCGTCGCGGAGGACTTCTTCCGCTTCGTCCTCCTCCAGTTCGCTCGCTTTCTTGCCGAGGATGCGCCCGTAGTCGGTTCCGTGGGTGACATCGAGGGGGAACTCTGTTATCCATGTCTGGAGGGTCAGCCGGACGCACTGGGCGGTGGTTTCGTCCGCATATATCATCTCCATGCTGCCGTGCTCGTCGAGGACGATGTCGCGGCTCTCCGGGTCAATGCGGATGGTTTTATTTCTGTTGTCGTCCATGTCTCCTCCTTACTGCGGCTGGCCGGTGTTGCCGGAGCCGCTTTGTACTCCTCCGTGGGTGTGGTGCATGAGGCTGATGCCGGACGCTGTCACGTCGTCGGATGCGGTCATTTTGCCCGTGAGCGTGATGTCGCCTTTTATCTCAATTCCACCCGCTTTGACGGCGACGTAGCACGAGCCGTCGGCGGTTCCGATGGCGATTGCGTCGCTCGGTATGCCGGACACCGGGGAGTTCCCCGGCACAATGCCCCCAACGAACACCGCGTCGCTGGTGGAATGGTTTCTCTCTGTATTGGGTTCTCCTTCCGAACCGTCGGCGACCGCCTTGTCGATGTCGTGGTCGATGTATAAGACCACGCCCACGTCTCCGGGGCTGTACCACGGACGGAAGACGAAGCCGCCGCCCTTTGTCACGGCGATAGGAACGCTTAAAATGGGGGGCTGGCTTTGGTAGGAGCCTTGTTCCAGACGCTTCGAGAGGGGTTGAACGTCCACGGTCATTTTCGCCGCATCGAAAGCGGTCACCTTGACGATGGCTGCCACGTTTACGGCTTCCTTGTTCTTTTTGCCCTGCGCCTGCTCGTATTTGTACTGGTCTGCGTTGCTCATACTGGCTTCACCTCGATTTCCGTCTTCCAGTCGCCGGACTGGCTCCCGATGTGCTTGCCTCGCACCACCATGAAGCGACCGTTCAGTGTCTCGGACTGTATTTTGATGATGTCGGCCGGCCCCAGATGGTAATTCAGCAGGCTCGCTCTGGTTTTGAGGTTTTCCTCCTCCGACTTCTCGTCGGATGTCTTCTTGGTGGTGAGGTCTGTTTCGAGGGGGATGACCTCGACTTCGTCGGTGCTTCGCAGGAGGCCAGTGCTCGGCGAGAGGAGGTATCCCATGTTCACGCCCTTTGTGGGGTCGTTGATAATTATCTGACCCGTGGGTCGTATGAGCATCCTGCTTTTGCAGTCGCTCACCACGATTTCTTTGAGCACGTCCTTTAGCTTCCCTTTGCAAACGCGCCCTCTGGGGTACTCTTTGTTGATGGCGAGTTCAAAGGTGCCGATTTCGAGCCCGAAAATGTTGAGCAGGTCGGTCACAAGGTCTTTCGCCTTGATGGATTTCTTGTAGGTCTTGTTGACCTGCGCCGACAGCCATTCGTCGAGGGCGACGGTTGCGGTGATTTTTGTCACCCAGTCGGTGCTCTCCTTTTTGTGGGAGAGTGCAGCGACCTTGCCGACGAATATCGCGCCCATGTCGTCTTCGTACCCGGCGTTGATGATGACGACGTGCCCCTTTTTTATGCCGTTCCGGGTGTTGGCTGACAGGTTGTAAGCCTGCACGGTCGCCGTGCAGAGTTCGTCGCTGTCCTCGAACGGCACCTCAAAGGTGAAGGTCAGCCCGTCCATTGAGTATTTGTTCGCGCCTATCTGGAGGGTCGCGGCTCTTATCCAAAACTGCGACATCTACTCCACCCGCCTTTCGTGGAGGTAGAGGCGCACTTTGGTGCCGAGGTTGTCTTCCGTGACCTCCGATATTCCGTCGCCGGACAGGCTCTGGGGGATGATGACCGGGAGGGGGAAGCGTTCGTCCTCTATGCTTCCGAACATGGGGCGCCCATACCGTATCGGGTCGCCGAAAGCGAGCACGGTGCCGTTGGCATCGTATAGGTCGGCGGTGAAGAAGCCGCCCTGCTCGTTATATTTGATGGTGAACGTGTAGGTTCTGTCCGTCAGCTTCACAGAGAAGGAGTACGGCACTTTCTTGGTGTTGATGTCCACGTATTCCACCTCGTTTCCGAGGTCTATCAGTTGCAGAGCCATGCCGTTCCTCCTTTCTATGAAACTCCGTTATAGCTGGCTGTCGCTCGCGTAGTCGGGCCGGAACTGCTGCCGCCGCCGTATGAGTTGACATAGGCGGCATACGCGCTCCCGGAGATGTTCTGGGTCAGCGTCGTTTGTGTGCCTGCGTTGCCCGTCCTGTTGGCTTGGCTGGTGCTGCTTTTCCCGGCATCCTGTGAGGACATGAGGGGAACGGCGCCTACGGCAACGACTTCCGCGCCAGTGATGATGACTTGCTGGAACGTCGCCTTGAAGGTGCATCCCCCCTTGTTCTTTGCTCCGTAGTCGAACGAGAGCGAAGTGATGACGACGCTCGCTATCCGGCTCCTCCCGGTGTAGGTGATGATGTCGCGCTTGTCGCGCATCGCCGTGAGGGTGCTCACGGCTTGCTGTCCTCCGATGATGGTGCCGGAGATGGTGAAGCGTATGGGGTCTTTGATGACGTGGTCGTTGATGTCCGACCCGCTTTCCACGGGGTTGGAGGTGACCTTGCTCGTCATGCTGACCTGCTCGGTTTGAACATTGCCGTTCCCGTCCGGGGTAAAGCGGACGGTACCGCATTTTCGCCCTGCGATGGTGTATGCCACAAACGGTCACCTCCTTATGTGTAGGCGTTCTTGATGCTCATCTTGCTGTACTCGTCGGCTCGCGCCTCGTCGTACATCCTCTTGAACATCGCTTCGAGTTTAGAGACCATGTCGTCGGTAGTTCCGCTGTCGGCCTGGCCTGTTATGGTGATTTGAACCGAGGGAGAGAAGCTGGTCGTCTGCGTGTTGCTCGTGCTGCTCTCTATAAGGCGGTCGCTCTTGTCTGCGGGAATAATCGCACTGCCGGAAGGCAGGAACGCGACCTCGCCGCCTCGTTCGTTGATTTTCGTCCAGCCGCCCTCGAAGTCGTCGGTGCCGCCTGCGTTCCCCGGCATACTCACGCCGGACACGCTGACGCTGGCGTTGCTCACGCCCTGCGCCGCCGAGGCGATGCGCTGGAAAGCCGCGACGATGGCTTGCGCCCCGTTCTCGGCTGCCGTCGTCATTCGAGACCAGCAGGTTTCAGCGTCCACGGCCATTGTGGCGTAGGTGCTTGATGCCTCGACCCCCATGAGCTGGAGGTTGAGGTCGCTGATGTCTTTCGTGGCGATGATGTTCTCCTCGGCGGCTGCCGAGGCTTCTGCGGTTGCGTTGCTGATGTCGGATGTGTACGATGAGGTGTCCACGGCGAGCGATGTTTCTGCGTTTGTCGCTTCCTCCAGCCCGTTCACGGCTCCGTTCAGCCCCTCGATTTCATCCTTGCTCTCTTTGGCTCCTACGAACAAGCCGGAGAAGAAGTTGACGACGGCTCCCACGCCGTCTGCAAGCCACCCGATGACCGTGCCGAGCACGTCTCCGATTACTTTCAGAACGGAGCCTATGACCTCCAGCACGGGCGAGAGCGCCTCCAAAATAGGGGCAATCAGACCGAGCAGTTGCGCTATGGGCGGGAGTATCGCTTCCGCTATGCTCTGGATGACGGGCATGAGCGGTTCGATGAGAGAGATTATCACGTTCAAGATTTCGACTATTGGCGGCATGAGGGTTTCCACCAGCAGTCCGATGATATTTGCAAGCGGGGGGAGGACGGTCTGCGCCAGCGAGCCGAACACTTGTATAAGCGGTGTCGCCGCTTGGAAGACGGTACCCAGCACGTCGGTGAGCACGGGGATTAAGACCATGCCGAGTTCCGTGATGATGGGTAGTGCCTGCGACAGCCCGTCGGAGAGCATTTCGACCAGCCCCATGAGCATCGGTTCGATGCGGGGCCATGCGTCCATGATTACTCCGAAGAACTGCTCGATGACCGGGGTGAACTTCGCCCCTGCGTCTGCCATGAACTCCGACCAGATGCCTTTGAGGCTCTTGGTGCTGTTCACCAGCCCGTCGGTCTGGTTGATGGCTGCCTGCTGGACATCTGCGCTCTGGTCGAGTATCGCGTTCAGTCGTAGCTGTGCCAGCGTGGCATCGTCCATCTCGTCGATGTTGTCGGAAAGCCCGACCTTTAGTGCCTCTGCTTTGATGGTCGCGTCGTCGAGGTTGAACCCGTACTCCGCGAGGGCTTCCTTGTTGCCTTTGATGCCCTCCTGCAGGACGGACAGGGCTTCTGCGTCGTCCATTGAGAAAGCGTTGCCGAAGTCGTAGGCGAGCGACGTGGTTATCTTCGACAGGTCGGTCGCCGCTTCGCCTGTGATGCCGAGTGCGGAGTACATCGCTTGGTTCCCGACCATGAAGGACTTGACCTCGTCGGTACTCCTATGCACAGCGTCGGCATAATTGTTTGCCCATTCCTCGGCTTGTGTGCCCTTGAATAGGCGGTCGAACTTGGCAGACGTGTTTTCGGTTGCCGCCGCCGCTTCAATGGCGGCTTTGCCGAACTCCACGATGGCTTTTGTTGCCGCCACGATGGCGGCTACGCCGAGGAAGGACTTCAATGCGCCAGATATAGCGTCCTTGACCTTGTTGCCTGCCTCGGAGCCTTCGTCTCCGAACTTCTGGGCTTCCTTTGCCGCCCCGTCGAGTTCCTCACCGGTGTCGTCTGCCGCCTTTCCAGCTCCCGCGAGAGCCTGCGACAGCTTGTTCTTGATGGTCTGTATCGGGTGGGCGAAGGCTGTGCCTATGGCTTTGGCTCCCTTTGTGACATTGTTGCGGAAGCCGACGAACTTCTTTTCCGAATAGGCGAACGCCCCAGACACTCCCGTCTGGAAACTCTTAGCGAGCGATTGCCCGTCTTTTATGCCGGCCGCCATTGTCTTTCGGAAGGCGGCACCGAACGATTCGGCTTCCGCGCCTATCCCTTTGAACCTGTCCTCGATGTCGTCTCCGGCATCGTCGAACCGAGCACCCATGTCCTCGGCTGCCGACCCGGCGTTCCTTGCCGCGCTCACGCCTGCCGCGCCCATGTTGTTCATGGCTTGGCTGACCTGCTGTGCGCCCGTCTGGACGCGCTCCGTGGCGTTGTCCACGTCGTTGAGACCGTGCTCTATCTGGTCGATGGTGCTGATGCCGTCTCCGGCGTTGAAGCCTATGTTATATTGGAGTTCTCTGCTGTCTGCCACTTTCTCACCTCCTCACATACAGGAAAAGGCGCCCCACGATGGGGGCGCCTACTTTCCTTTTTTCGGTCGCCACTCCTCTTGCCAGAGGAGCCGCGCCTCGACCGCTTCCCGGTACTCTGCTATGTCCATAGATTTGAGGTCTGCGTAGGTCAGCCCGTTTCCGGCGAAGACCATGCACCAGAACTCCTTATTCCTCCGGGCGCGGCGTTGCGCGGTCGCTATGCTGCCCTCACTCTCGAAGAAAGGATTCGATTTCCTTGATGAGAGCCTCCGGGGTCTTCAAGTCGTCGTTCTCGTCGAAGTACCCCATGCCATCAGCCTTTACCTCGGCGGGGGAAATGACGCAGTTGCGAAACATGATGTCCATGTACTTCGCGCTCTGGTGCTTGCCGCCCCCGGTGTTGCCGCAGTTGTCGTTCTGCTCATAGTACCACGAGGGGGAGACGCTCTGGAGGGTGAACTCGGAGCCGTTCACCGTGACTTTCTTTGTACGTGCCATATATTTTCTGTAGCCCCTTTCTGATAAGGATTTCGGCCGCGCTGGCCAGTTTTTGTTCTTGCTCTGGACGGTCGTCATGGTACACCCCGCCTTTAACGATAGTTAAGAGACGGGATGTAGACGTTGACGGTGACGGTGGTCTGTTCCTTGCCGCGGGGAACGTCCGGCATTTTGAGAATGCGGCAGTTCTCCTCGCTGACTTGGATTGCATCTGCGTCGTTCGCGTCGGATACCGAGAAACGGACGGCTTTGCGCTTGGCGCAGAGCTCGCGGATGAAAGCGAGCGAAGACGAGGTCGACATGAGCGGAAGCGCGGCGTTGCCGCTGTTGTTGGCGTTCTCTGCGTAGGCGACATCGCCCTGCGCTCCGACGGACGGGGTCACGATGTCCTCGTTGTGGTTGAGGGTGATGATGCCGTCGGAAGCGAAGCCTGTGATGACGCGCCCGTTGATGTTGACGGTCACCTTTTTGGGGTCATAAGTCTGAACATCCATTGATTGCTCCTCCTCTCTTATGCACTAAGGGTAGCGCGGAGCGTACCCGTGACTTTGGCGCTGTGAACTGCGCCCTCCAGTTGGGCTTCCCACACGATGTCGGGCATCTTGCGCTCACGCGCTTCGTCGTCGG